AGGCGGATTAAATTCTGGATAAACCCCGTCGCTACGCATTATGTCAATTATCCTTTTCCAGTCCGAGCATTGCCGACAGTTTACCTTTACGTCACCTTGAAAATTGCTAATCCAGAACCGATCTTTTCCGCCGCAATTTGGACAAGCCCCGTGATATTCGTTGCTGATTTTTTTTAAATTGTACTGCGCAATGATTTGATGCGCGTATGTTTCCCAAGATGCTGTGCCACTATTGCCATCGAACACATTATGTTGTACCATTTATTCGAGCCTTCCGTCATTGGTTTGTCTCATTTTTGCCTCATAAGCTTACTGCTCCCCATGTAAGCATACTGCCCCGCACTTATCATGCGGGGCATTTTTTATCTGATATCAGAATGGTATTTCATCGTCGAAAGCCATAGCAGGGGCAGGCTTTGGCGTAGCAGATGGTAGACCGAATGGATCGCTTTCTGCTGACCGTGTTTCACCTGTAAAGCCAGATGTTTCGCTGAATGGATCGTTTGAGCCACCCTGCATTTCTGCTAATTCTAGCACCTGAACCCCCTTTAGTCTGAACGATACGCCACTGACTGCGCCTGTGTTGTATGCGAACAGAACACCCCACACATTGCACTTGCTGCCAGATGTTAGCATAAAGTCTGTCGGCAAGTCTTTACGCTGCGCATCTTTTTGCATGGGTGGCCGTGTTTTTTCCTCGCCATAAGCACCTTTGAGCTTTGCCTTTACTATGAAAGGCTGTCCTTCCTCGCCTGGCTCTCGGTATGGCAGGTATTGCGGTTTCTCTTTCCATTTGCGTTTTGTGTCCTTTTCAGCCGCAGCTTTATAGACTTCCATGCAACGCTTATGCAATTCAATCGCACCTGCCTTGTCTAATTCAAAGCTTAATTCATACGCCGCGCCATCGTCGGTTGGTTGGCAAGGTACGGTTTTATTTTCAACGCTGTCGAAACGGTATGTTCTATTGATACGCGGATAGCGAACAGTTACGTCGTTAAAGATTTCGCCTTGATCTGTGATTTTCATAGGTTTTGCCTTTCTTAGAATGGGTGGCTGTCGTCGCTTGACAGCCAAGATGGTAGGTGAACAGTATTAACGCCCGTCCAACCCGTGTCAAACTTGCCGCTTTCTCTAGCTTCCGCAAGTTTATGCATTGCCTCATACATCTTGTTTTCAGAATATTTGAGGTACAATTCAGATAATTCGTGTAGCACCGTGATGCCTGTGTCACTGTCAACCGCCGCGAATATAAATCTTTCGCAGGGGATTTTGGCACAGCGTAAGGCGTTCATGTAAAATGCCGCCTGTACGCTGTACAAGTATTTGTTGATCTGTCGCGGAAACCCCTCTGGGCTTGCGTCAACAGTTGTCTTTACGTCAAGCACGATTGCTTTGCCGCCCTTCCTTCTTGGCATCAGCAACCCGTCTGGCCTTACCTTGATCGGCAAGCCCGTCACGTCGCATTCTGTGAATATGCTTGCCTCTGCCACAAAGTTTGGTTGCTGCACAAATTTAAGTAAATCTGGGCAGGTCTCAAATGCGGCACTGGCGATGGATTGGTATTCTTCTAATTCATCAGGTTTGACGATGATCTTCCCCGCCTTATCCGCTGCAGCCTTAGCTTTATCCCAATCCTTACCGCGACGAATGCCATCATACGTTGCGATTAGGTCTTTCTCAGGCTCTAAGATCAGCGCATGAATACATGTGCCTTTTAGCATTGCAGGAGTTTCTTTGCGTGGCCTTGCTTGCTTCAATGCCCAATGTAGGGTGCTTGTCTTGGCCACTTCCTTCACGTCGCTTGAGCTAATGTGCGGATGCAGCTTCTTGTCGTGATATTCCTCATTGGACATTTCGTAGTCAATGTGTGTCATTTTGTTCTTCCAATACACCTAATAGCTTCCTCGATAAACTTAACGCGCACATTTTCTGGCACCTCTACATGTATAGTTTTGCCGCTTTTAAAGTTTATTTCAAACACCTCATTTTGCCCGTATGTAGTATTTGTCGATCCCGCGCTTTCAATATTGTTCATGTGAAAAAAAAGATAAGGCTCCTCACTTGCGGTCCATGTCCCTATGTTTGTTGAAGCCACACATTGCAGTGACCAAAGGTAAGTTTTATTTTCTGGGTCTTTATTTTTCATCCCAATTCTCCTCTAATTTCTGGTACATCTGTGCAAGTTTTGCCTCTTGCTTGTCAATTTCAACTAGAGGGGCAAGCATTTCTTGGACTTTTTGCAATGCCTCTTGTGCATCTTTGTATTCTCCAGATAATGCAGACATTTTTGCTAGAACGTCTTTATGTGTGATTTTTGATCTTACCTCATTCATTTATTTTCTTCCTATACAGAAACTCTTGTTCTGGCCCCCAAGAGCCGTTGCCAGTCCAGCCATTGATGATTTTTTCCCGCAACTCCTCTTGCGCATGTCTAATCTCGCTAAGCGCTTTCTGGCCAATCCCGTGAACGCTCAAAATCTCATCATCAGATGCACTAATCAGATCGTTCATTGTTCTAAACGGCGACATCTTAAATATTATGTCTTTCAGACAATTTCGTATGTTTAAGTATTCAATGATGCTGTTTTGATCGGTAAAAGCGCTAATGTGGTCAACTTCTGTTTTGTGAGTTTCCCTGTTTTTATCCAAGTGCTTTTCGTACTTTATGCACTCCTCTTTCACCTTCTTAAATGCGTCTTGAATGCCGATCAGGTATTCTTGCTCATCGTACAGCGATTGGATTTGAGCGCTGATTTCATTCAGCCTATGTTGCACATCTTCATGCGTTAGTCGTATCATCCCAATTCTCCCTTGCGATGTATGTGAAGGCTTCCCAATCCATGCGGACAAGTTCGCCATGCTCTGCGCCATCACCCATGATGTGTGCGAGGCGCATCACGACTGTGATAGGCTGTCTGTCGTACTTATAGATAAGCACGGGTTCTTTTCCTGCGGCATTAGCTGCCTTTTCAACTTGCCGCCACCAATCCATTTGAAAGGTGAAATGCTTACCGCCGTAACGTTTGCATTCAATTACATACGGCCAACTTTCGTTGTCGGTTATTATGTCACCATGGTCTGCTGCGCGATACTGTTCTATGTCCCGCTTTGCCTTTAAGCCAAGGTCATCATGCAACATGTTGGCAATAGTTCTCTCGAAACTTGCACCTTTATTGCGAGAATTTACCATCAGTCAGCCTTTGGTTTTTCTACATTTATGCCGCGCTTTTCTAAATATTCGCGGATCGCTTCCTCTGCCTGAACGCTTTTACTGATTCGGGTGCGATCTTTCAGGACATCCATCGCCGCATGTACTTCTTCACGCAATCGAATAACTGTCGCTCTTGTTTCTGCCATTTTATTTCCTTTCAAGATTATTTTTTGTATTGACTTGGTATCTTTTAGCAATTATTATGGTATCAGTCAATAGCAAATGAGGTAAAAAAATGACGCAAACAAAATTAATATCAGATTTGGCACGCGAAATGATCGGAGTGGACTTTGAAAAAATCGTTCTTAACAAAGATCAAATGGCAGCAATTATAAATATATGCAGATCAATAATTGCTGCAAAAAGCCAATGCCCAGAAGATGAAGAACTTTTCTGGGAAGATTTGGGCGTATTGCTGGATGGCTACTTTGATCAAAGCCAAGAGCCTAAGCGGATAGCTAAAAATAATGGGGGCATCTCAAAATGACAAAACTTAAATATGATGAATACAACAAAGCCGCTCTTGAGTTAGAGGCCGCCGTTGATACGCTACGTATATACGCCCGTATATCCGCAGATAAAAATGTCAGCGAACTGGCAGAGGAAGCGTTCAAGCGTCTGCGTCGATTGGATGAGGTTCACAATGTGGTCATCAATTCTAACTGATTTCATATATCAAATGCATGGCGTTCAGGTCATCTGGAAGCCATCAACACCAAATGAGGAGCCACCGTTTTGAAACGACAAGATATATTAGACACAGCAAAGAACATCATCACCAATGACCGTGCGGCAACGCACGGCGGGGCAGAGGATAGCTTTGGCACAATTGCGGCTATGTGGTCAGCATACTTGGGCGTGAGCATTACGCAGCATGACGTGTGCGCCATGATGGTTCTGTTGAAAGTTGCGCGGATCAAGGGGAATGCGAAGCATTTAGATTCGTGGATCGACATCGCAGGATATTCAGCTATCGGCGGTGAAATTAGTCAAGGCGATTGATGGAGAGTATCGCGCCGTAATTTAACGTAAAAAGGGAAGAACAATGAACGATTACCTAAGCATTGAAGCACTAAACTCAATCAAGGCAGACATGGAACGCAGTAAAGCTTCCAAGGAAGCGGAAATCTCGCAGATGCCGAAAGGCGTTCGT